AGTGGCGGCACAGAGTCCAGCAGAGTAGAACAGGAAGTAACAGGAGCGGGCTTAACTGATTGATTTCACGTTAAGTCATTGATACGAAGTGCCAACCAAAAAAAGACCGAATACGATTCCTGTTTACGATATATAGGGGTTTTCCTGTTATTTAACAGTGGGTTGAATAACAAAAGCACCCCTTTTGATGGTTGCAATACTTACTAATGCACCCGTTCAAGATCAAACGCTTGCGAGTTATTTCGTTTCCGGTTCGGGAAATTTTCGGTATCGCTAAATTATCGGCCTGTCAGGCTCATGTACTGACACAATCTCGGCCGTCACCTTCCCCAGCACGATAATCCCTTCCATGCCCTCTCCGTCGATCGTCTCGCCGTCTGAGGTGATAATCCCTGTCTTGAACAATCTCCCCAGCTGCGAATAATCTCCAAGCTGGAATGCGACCTTATCGCCTGGCACTGGCTTCAGTGATTTGTCGGCCAGTACGAACCCGTCCGGCGTCTCAATCAGGATCATGTTATTACGGTGCGGCATCAGTACATCGTTAAGGTCGATGCGCTTTTCAATGTAGTCAGACGCTGGTGATGGAAATCCCATAGCTACCTCACGTATCCCATATTGCGTAACGACCAGGTCTTATTCTCGCTTTCCTCTGTGACCAGCTCGAAGAAGAAATTCTGGTAACGCCGAATCCAACGATTACACTCAGCCAGCGTCCATACGTGATTCACGTCGCCCAGTCGTTTCTGGAATGCCGCAGTAGTGACAATCTGCCGCCCCCTGCCGCCTTTCGTTATCGCTCCAGTGAACGCTGCGTGTATGTCACTCTCTCTCGCCATGATAAATCCTCCTCTGATAAATACTGTATATATAAACAGTAATATCGATCGGCAGGATTGATCAAGGCGAAGCGAGTCACAGATTTGTAAAGTGGTTGAGGCGAAAGGAATTTTTGCTGGGCGTCAGGCGCTGGCAATAACTAATCTCAAATTAGACCCGCAACCTGCTTAGATAGGAGCGGTGTATACCTGCCCCGTCGCCGGGGCTTTTTTATGATCTCCAGGACTATCCCGAGTAAGGATTGTGTAATAGAATCGATAAGAAGCGGTAACCCTTACTTTTGGCGGTAATCTGATGAAATGGTTCTCAAGGATGATGGCTGCACTTGCTGTTTTCTCTCTCATCACCGGTCAGGTTAGCGCGGGTGAACCTATCTGGTATCTCGATATCGCAATGATTGCTCTTTGCTTATTTACTGAGCATGCAAGCATAAATCTCAAAGGAAAAAAGAATAAATGAGGCTAAACTCATTAACATCTCTGCGGTTCATTGCCGCGTTTGGTGTTTTCCTTCATCACTTCCATGTGCTGAAAGAATCAAATAATCACATAATTAAATTCTTCAGTTCGATACTTTATGAGGGTTTTGTGGGCGTTACTTTCTTTTATATTCTGTCCGGTTTTATCATTTCTTATAGCTACAAACAGCATCGTGAAAAGGAAGTTTTTAAAACGTCCGATTTTCTCTTCAACCGTGTAGCCAGATTGTATCCGGTTCACATTTTAACTCTATTTGTGGCGATATATTTCTACATCCCCTCATACAATTATGGGTTAATACACGTAGACCAGTTTATTTATAATGCACTTTTAGTGCAGAGCGCCATTCCAGACCCACAATACTTCTTCAGCTTTAACGGGGTGTCATGGAGCGTCTCGACTGAAATGTTCTTCTATGTCGCCTTCATTTTCCTGGTGACACTGAACAACCGGCAGTTGCAGGTTTTCTTCTGTGCTGTGCTGGCTCTTATCGTCTATCACATGACGGTCGTTCCGGACACTAAGCAGTACGTAGGATGGACCTACTACATCAACCCGGCATTCCGAGTCATAGACTTCATGGCAGGCATGCTGCTGTTCCGTCTGTACGACACCGGAAAGCTTGTGGTGCAAGATAAATTTGCCACCTTGCTTGAGGTTGGATCGCTTCTGCTTCTGGCTGGCACCATGGCCTACGGAATGCATAGTGTTGGCATGAAGTACCGGTACGATATTTTTTATCTGTTGCCAATGGCGCTGGTTGTGTACGTATTTGCGTTCGGGAAAGGACTTGTTTCGCGGGCGATAAGCTGGAAACCTATCGTGTTTCTGGGGGAGGCGTCGTTCTCTTTATACATGGTTCACCAAATTTGCATTTACGTGGTTAACCAGAACTACAAATACAATCTGGATAGCATGACTTCGACATTCTTTTTTATGGCTTTAACCATGGGAATAGCAATAGCGATAAGTTGCCTGCTGTATAGATTTTATGAAAGGCCAGTTAATAAAGGCCTGAGAAATCTCTGGTATCGCAAAAAAAATAAGGAAGCGTTACCCAGCTAAATAAAGCCCCGCAAGGGGCTTTTTTAGTTTATGTAATAGCTGACGTTAACATAAAACCCTGATGTGGCATCGGTAGCTGACCCGACTAGAAAGATGCTGCCTGTGTTAGCATTCACACCAACGCATGTATGCGATCCATTTTCGTTTGTGCAGGCAAATCGTTTCTCGACGGGCGGTCGAAGATTTGATGGCAGTCCGCTTAACACCTGAGTTCCTGTTGTCGTTGTGCCACCTGTAAGCTTGGCAGAGATCGTTACCAATCCATTATCAGAAACCCTTACCTCAGGCGCTGTAGTGGCCGTCCATCCATTAGTGGGCGTGAGTCCAACTGCCGTTCCTGTCCATGAATTCCAGGTGCCGGTATTTGTGTTCCATGTCCTTTGAATAGACTTTGAGGCCAGATTAGCAAAGCCCGCCAATCGCTGCACACCAGCGTCATCAGCACTACGATCAACTGATACAAATCCCTCGAACGGCCACCCAGCCGCTACCGTGGCGCGGTAGAAAGATGTCCCTTTCTTGTAATTGGTTAACACAGTAGCGACATTGGGGGTGCCAGCTGATGAAGCTACGTTGAGAAAATTATTGCTTCGGTATTTTTCAGTTGCATAGGCGGAGAAGAAAGTATTGAGAACATTACCCCAAATCCAGCTCTGCATTGTGTTCATTGGGTGTACGCCCTGTCCATTGCTGAACGGGTTATCCATGGCAAATCCTGCTGCATTTTTTACATCAGGCATCATGCCGTAGGTATCAAAATACGCGCACTGATAATCCCGACATGCTTGCAGAATAATCTCTCGCTGCGGCTCATACCAAAGAGCATCACGGTTGTGCTGCGTATCATTGGTTGAGTTCGGGCCTACCACAATAATACTGAGCGTATTCACTCCGCCATTAGCGGTGCCCCTGATTTGTGAGAGCTTACTCCTGAGTGATGCAGCATAATTAGCAAACCGGTCGCCGCTGCCCGGGGTGGATCCATCATTAATGCCGTACTTGATGATGAACAGGTCTGATGTTGCGCTTATGTCTGGCACGGCATCCATCTGGTACCAGGATGTGCCAGCCACGCCGCGATTGGTAATATTTACATTCAGACCGGCCGCCTGGAACATGTCAAAGATAAGCGTGCCTGTTGCATATGCAGTATCCTCGCCATTCCCCCCCTGCACAGTGCTGTCGCCAAATAAGAATACCTGCGCCTGCTGGCCCAGCTCCATTCTCTTATAAACACGATAAAGGTATTCATGCCCATAACTTACCTTGAACTGGTTGCCATAAAGATTTCTCTGAGTGAATCCACCTACAGATTCAGCAGATACAACCGATCCCTTGCCAATAAGCTGAACGCCATATGGGTTAACAATCTTAGACCAGTCAGGTGCCAAATATCGGCGCTCAAATCCATTGACGTACTTTGGAATTAATACCGTTCCGCCGGTCGTTCCCAGCGAAGCAATCGCGGCATTTATGCCTGCAGTGTCGTCAGTTGAACCATCACCTGTTACAGCGAAGTCATTCAGTGAAATCGTTTCAGCATTCTTATCATGCTGCGTCCGGACAACAGCCCCCGCAAATGGCTGTTTAACGGCAACAAGCGCATCGCCTGCCCCGTCCTGCTGACTACCAATAACAGCTGCACCAACGCTAAGCCATCTACCAAGACCAACACCACCAGAGGATGCCGGAGTAGCGCCTGCTGCTACCACCTTTGGTAACTCGCCATCCCAGCGATAATATTCACCAGTGCTGGTATCGCGAAGCACCTGGTTAGGCAATGAAATTGTCGCCCCCGCCTGAAATGAATCAATCGTAATGTATCCATACTGCGCAATAGCTTGCTGAGCCAGCCACCGAAGGCCTTCGATCGTGTAGTGGCGGCTTCCAAACCTATCGATGTACTGCTGCGCCAAAGAATTGACAAACTCATCAATTTTTCCTGCGTTGAATTTCAGATCGCGAGGCGATTCGCTTGGAACTTGGTTTTGTGTAGGTTGAGTAGCCATATTTTTTCCAGAAAAAACCCGCCTGAGCGGGTTGGGGTTAACTGCATTGTGATGTTCGCAACTCAGGTGTTGTGATAATCGCAATACTTCATGCGACTTCAGCGCCGTGAATAAGGTGGCGCAGCGCTTTAATGCCTTCAGCGTTGTAACGGAAAGCCTCAACCTGCTTACTGCTGTAGGCCGACTTATCCATAACCGTAACGCCGTATTGCTCAGTTTTGAGGTTGTGCGCGTTAGCTACCCGCCCAACCTTCTGAGCAGATACGCCCAGCATTTCACCAACCTCCCCCGCGCTGTGGTAATGCTCCTCTACCTGTGGAAGCGGAAGCAATTCCATGCCAGCTGCATCGTTGACGGCGCGAGCCATAGCTGTCTGCTTTGCGATATCGCTCAGCTTCGGCATATATGAAAGCGCAAGGTTCATGGCCTCCACTTCCATCTTAATAGCTCGGGCGCGACGATACTCCGGCAGGTATGATGCCGATTTCTGCGGCAGCACTTCACCTGTCTCAAGCTGACGCCAGCGTTTTGCAACCTTGTGGCGTAGCGGGATGCTGTACCCGGTCATAAGGGTAAGCGTCAGATCCTGATCGAGCCAGAAATCCTGATACGTGCGCCCGCGTTCATCCTGGTAATCGGCCGAAAAGTCGGCTGATTGAAGATTGAGCGCATCGAACATTTTCCGGCAGTCTTCAAGTACATGCTTATGCTGCTTGCCGGTCAATTTTGCAATCTCACGGCTCGACATTTTGGTGACAGCTGATCTTTGGTTTGCTACAGTTACTTTAGTCATTTAAACCTCGAAGTTAATTTGACACCTGATAACCAGCAGCTAGAACCTGCTGGTTTTTCTTTTTCAGTAAAGCCTTGCTACTTCACCTTTCTTCAACTGCTTTTCTGAACCTTCTTTGATAAGTCGCATGAACGCCTTCCCGTCCTGAAAACGATCACGCAAGCGGCCTGCCAGCGGCGACTCGATAGCCCTTAATGCTGGCTCTATCTGCGTCTTCCATGCTTCGTACATAAACTCGTAGTGGTAGGCCAGCGCATCAACGTTGTATGCGTGACGTTCACGTTCACTTGGGGCTGACTGAATCGGCATATTAACGGCAACCTCGCGATCCAGAATGTCCAGCACCCACCTACGGAACTCCTTGGCTACCGATGTGCGAGCGAACATCGCAATCAGGTGAGCACCACGAAGTGAGAAAACGCGCACCTTCATTCTGCGTGAAGAGCCGTTGATTCCATCGGTCACTGATTCAATGACCATTGTCATGCCTTGCGAAAACTCGTCTTCATACTGTGAGAAGAGATTAGAAATTGACTTGGTGCTCTTGTAACCGATAGCCTTTGCAACATCGGCAGATGTGAGCCATACGCCACCGATATCTGATACGGGTGTCAGGTTGACGCCATGGAAGTTCATTTCTGTTTTGGCTACAATGTTCATGTCGATATTTCCTACGCGGTTATTTTCGATAGAGGCCCGGTTAGTGTTTGCGCACTTCCGGGCTTCGCTGTTTTTACTATGCATGCATTTGATCTCTGAACTTCAAAGCCCACACCAACGCCTGAACCAGCGCGGCGTTTTCGGATAGCCCTTCCTCATCTGCAATACGCTTAAACTCTTCTTTCAACTTCTGCGGGTAACGTAGAGTTGTCTTTGCTTCGTTCTTTTCCATTTATCCCTCCATGATGGCACTTTGCCTCTGAAAGCAATATGCCATCATTGATTTTAGATAGCAATATGCCATCATCGTTTTTTTGAGGTGACGTTATGGCTGAAAAGCAGGTTAAAGATTACGAAAAGTTTGTTGTACGCTTCCCGGATGGGATGCGCGATGCGATAGCCGAACGCGCCAAGCGCAACGGTAGGTCCATGAACTCCGAGATCATCAGCATTCTAGAAGATAGGCTGTATTGCGGTGATGGTGACCTCGATGATTTGGACGCGAATGAGATGATGGAAGTTATAAAAATTCAACGCGGTCTTTTGGATCGTTACGGTGAATTTATTGAAAAAGGCTCTAAAACACTTCAGGAGATTTCAGAAACTCTGAAGCAAAACAAAAAGCCCACCTGAGTGGGCTATTTTTACTATCCATTAAATGGCACATCTATCGGTATTGATTAACGCCGGGGTTGGTTAAAGCATGATTAACTACCACGCCATCGCGAACAAGAATCTCAAGTGTTTTTTTGGTGACGTCAACCTTTGGCTTAAATGAAAAAACCTTTACAGCAGCAGTTGAGGTTACGTATTCTTAAACCCACTTAACATCATGATCGTTCACAATATCCTTTTTCATTGGCTCACCCAAAAGCCTGATTAAGTCGCCTTCTGTCGTCTTTCCAGTGATTATCTGAGATGATTTACTCTCGTCAAAGTTACGCCCGCTATGAGCAGTGCTTCTATAGACGCAACCTGAAGCAACGCAGTAAATAATCAAAACCAAAGCGAACTTCTTCATATCCCTATCCCCATAAGTAAAATTGGCAATAATCCTAAAGCTTAACTTATGCAATGGGAAGCAAGGATCCCGAGATTGCATTGATAATCACGGGTAAATCAGATCACTGTATTCAGCGAGGGTTAAAGCTGTTGTACCATCGCTATTTGGCTGCTTTTCGCTTATGACCCACTGAGTGGCGTTAAGCTCTTCTGTGGTTGCGATCATATAACGCGAGGGAGACTGAACGTCATAGCCGTCAAAGATGTTCAGCGCCATCTGAGGGATAGCCGCGGTGAAACCAAAGGCTGTATCTGGGTGAGGCGATGCCGGATAGCGAGCAGATGAGTTGCCAATGGAATCAGTAATAACCACATACATCGAGCCGGTGAAGTTGATTCGCTCACTGGTTTCAAATGAATTCCCACTGCGCGAAACAATATAGCCAGCCTGCTGATTGGTGTCGTAGGTGTCAGGAACCTGAACCATATCTCCTACGTTAACCCATTCACCGTCTGCAAGGGCTGTAATAGCCATGCTCATCCGCGAATAAAGCAGCCGCCTGCACTCTTTCTGAGCCCGAAAATCTGCCTGGAAACCATCCCTCACATACATCATCTCGAACTTTTTAGCTTTGAGTGGCCGACCGGCTTCGATCTGATTGTTTCTCACCCGATAGCGTATATAAGCCTGCTTATTGGTGGTCGGATTGCGGTACTGAACCTCAACGCCGTCATACCCACCAGGAAGCGTCATGTCGTAGCTCAAAGAGTATCCTGCATCAACAGTATTGGATCGGTTGAAAACTGTTGCCGGCACAGTTCTTTTCGTGTCCAGGGTGAAAGATAGAACACTGTCATCCCAGTAAACGCTAACCCCTGCCGCATCACATATCGTCTCCATCCTTTGCCCAAGCGACACATCCTCATCATCAAAGGTGTAATCGAAATAGCTAAGCCGCTGGTCTCTGGCATCGAGCTCTGCCTGTATCTGATAGAGCCCATATATGTCGATTGAGCTTTCAGGCTGCCCGCCAATAACAAGCCAGTTATAAATAGCAATGTCGGCAAACTTGCGCGACGCCCTGAGCGCGTAATCCACTTTCTGCGTGCTCATGTTGTAAGTGATTACATGTCGGTTAATGAGGGCATTGTATTTCCTGTCTCGCGCGCTGGTAGCGTTCTCAGTCTGCCTGACCGTTACGCGGACAAGCGTGTCGCTGGGATAGGTGACGTTGCTCCGCGTATTGACGCTATGAATTGCCTCAATCTTTAGCTTGCTGCTGTCACTGCTGTTATCTGTGCGCTGGAACGTCACCGCATAGCGTCCGTACCCTGCGGCAGGTGTTAGCTTATCTGTGCGATAGAATGTGTCAGATGTAGACTGGTGAGGCGTAGTCTGCCGGTAAAGGAACGTCTGAGTTGTTCCCGGAACTTGTACATTATCGTCATCGACTTTCCATATCGTAACCTGCCAGTTAGTCTCGCTTTTACCGCCTAATCCTGACTGGGTGTGTAACCACAGCTGCGAGGATTGTACCGGCGAAAAGAAAGGGCCAATCGCCAGTGCCTGGTTGTCATTCAGAATGAACTTAGTCGTGTTGATTGTTGCGGTAGATATGTATGAGGCGTTTGAGCCTTCAATGCTGTCGATTACGAAATTGTAGTAATAAATCGGCGCTGTGACGGATCCATTAGAGGTCTGCGTGGCCGATATCAGGTTGCCTGATAATGTGAAGTCCTGAGTAACATTCCCGCTAGCCGTTGGGTATGTAGCATTCACCACAAAGGATACGGCATGCGGTAGTGTCAGGCCCATGAAGTAGTCAAAGCTCGCTTGCTTGACGATTTTCATCAAAATCTGACCGCCGGAATAGCTGCCGCTTATCACAGTGCTGGCAGTAGCACTCTCAATTGGAAAATCCTCGGACTCGTTCTTGCCGGGTACCTCCTGCCCGTCTACGTCATCGAACTGATAACCCTCATTTATCGTGCCGATCACATCACCTGGGTTATAGACGGTGAAAGACGCTCCAGCCATCGACCCAAGGTTACTTTCCGAATATCTGACTGAGCTGACAGTGTAAGTCCCAATGCCAAAGTTCATGAACTCGGTCAGGTATTTCAGATTGTCCGTATATTCAAAGAGAGACTCCTGAATCAGGTCAGGAAATGCCCTAATCAGTCCGTAATTGTCAGGCTTTGCCTCACCATTTCGGGCAAGGTTAGACTGCCCCTTCAGGCTGTTATTCGATGACGTTTTGCTTTGCCCGATATTGCCTGTTCCGGGCTGCTTGATGAGCCCACTCATGATCTTCTGAGTAAACTTTATCGGATTGAAGTGCTCAAGCGGGTTAAGGAGAGTTTTAGCCAGATCGCCTGATTTAGGCTGGTCGAAGATGATAACCCGATCTTCTTCTTGCAGGCTAAAACCGATATCGTCATCGTCCCGCAATTCATGACCATTAACACTGATGCGTAGTTCGTTATGAAGATTCTGGACTGCCAGCCACTCATTGAATGGCACACCAGTAGGGGCTTTAACTCTCTCTTTCGGCAACCCCGGAACACGCTGAATCTGGACGATTGGCATACTGATAGAACTCCACGCGCGTGAATAGTTTTTGTATTGTTCGGATGCTGTCTGAGCGCACATGCCCGCTTTCTCCGCGGCTGTGCAATGCCCGCCCGTCAATAGTCAGTCCGACGTGAACAGGCTGGCTGCCGTACCAGGCAATAAAAATTCCGTTGTCACTGAAGATATCCGTTTGCCGCCAGTAAACGACCTCCCCTGTAAAGCACGTCAGGAAGTCGGCGCCAGATTCGTAGTCAGGCTGGTGATGAATCTCTACGCCCAGCACATGACGGTAGTAGAGAACTACCAGCGCCCAGCAGTCCATAGCCTCAAATGTGCATGACCTGTCACGCCATGGCAAACCAATCACCTTCTCAATGAACTCAGCTTTAAGCATTCTGCAGCCCCGGGAATTCCTCTGGCGTGTACAGTCGTCCAACGTTGTTATTAAGCGGGTTTTTAAGCGTCAACGTAACAGTCACATCATTCTGATCCATGCTTACGTCGTTGACGTAGAGCGTCCATGGCTTGAGTGGGGTGTTCATGTCCGCTGCATCAAAGCGCTGGTAGGTGGCGGAGATCGGCGTTATCCGACTGGCGCCTTTCCACAACTTTAACTGCTGCTTGAAGTCCTGAGCCATGCGGGAAAATTTCACTGTACTGTTGATAACTGGCGTGCTGCTTTGCTGGCTTTCAACAATTTCCATCCTGCACGGTGTGTAAATCTGTCCTGCGAATGTTTTGGGGAATAACTGCTTATCGACCAGTCGGATATAACCAAAAACAGAATTATAAAAAGTAAGCGTATCATACAGCACTCTATTAGGGCGCTGACTTTTGAACTGACGAAAAGTTGGCATCATGGCACCCTGGGTAATGATTCCGGATCTCGGCCGTCGGGATAACCAGTTACGATGATATCCAGCCAGCTTCCCCACGGCGGCGGCAACTCAACAATGATGTCATCGAAATCGTCATCTGAATTTTTCAACTCTCTGGCAATCACGCTGCCCGTCCAGGTAAACACAGAACCGGTTTGGTTCCATGTTGGATGCGCAGTGAAATGCAGCTCCTGAATTTCCAGCCCTGCATCGCCAGCTCCCGTTGAAAGACTCATGCTGAACCACTGATTGCCGTTATCCAGATAGTTAGGGCTACGCAACCATTGGTAAAAGGCGCGATGCTGATCCCGAGTGAAAATCCATGTCAGGCTGAATGAGGATTTAAGGTCATCAGTAAGCTTTTGGAAAATGGGCGCACCAACCTGCGGCTGGTCGGTGCGGAAACCCGTGTCAGTTGTGACATTTTTATTCGATTTCTGAGCCAGCGGTAGCCAGCCAGGATAATCAATAGCCATTATTCTGTAGCCCTCGCTGATGCGGTTGTGTTACGGGTGATAGCCTGCCGGATTGGTCCGCCCTGATTCAGATCTGCAACGATGACGTCAATAGTGAGACCGCCACCTGTGTTACTGGCCTGAGCATCAACCGTGGCGCTCGTGTAGTTCTGTATATTGATAACCACACCACCTGAGCCGCCCGCTGATGACGTCATGTCTTTGTTGCTAATCACTGAGCCGTTATCACCGGGGATCATGTACTGCTTGCCGCTGCTAGCCTGGTAGATTTCAGGCATGCCGCCCTCACCTACCTGATACATAGATCCAGCCGATACTGGCCCGCCGTTCTTACGCTTACCTGAAAGCCCTGCAATCAGACCAAAGGCAGCCAGTAATGCACCGCCACCAACTACTGCTGCAGCACCGAATGAACCGATTGAAGCAACCAGTGCTGCTGGCAGCCACGCGGCCATCGTAGTGCCGGCTGCTGCTGTACTCGCTGCTGTTGTGGTTGCCGTACCGGCTACAGATGCTGCTGTTGTGGTTGTGATAGCCGTAGTTTGTGCTGCCGCCCCCATAACAGAAGATCGCACCCATTCTGCACCCATTTGAACGAAGGAGTTGATCAGCGTGTTCAGGGAATTGCTTGCAAGAGAAGATACGGCCTCCCCAGCGGTCATGCTCCCCGTAGCAATACCTGTGAATGCATTTGATGCATTGCCAGCAATAGAGTCGAAAGAAGCAGCAACAGCCTCATTACCTACGCTCTGATTGCGCCACATCTGCCACATAGCCGCGGTTCGCTGCTGATCGTATTGGGTATTGAGGGATTTTCTCAGGGCTAGCCCCTGTTGTTCAGTAATCACTTTCTGATTCTCGAACTGCTGAATCAGCGCAAGCTTCTGGGCATTCTCATTCGCCAGAGCCTGAACGGGGTTGACTGTTCCCGCCGCCGCCTGCTGAGGAGTTACAGTCTGGTCAGCGCGGATTTTAGCCAGATTGGCCTGATGCTCCTGCTCAAGCTTCTCTGCAGTCGCGTTGTACTGTTGCTGGCTTATCTTTTTGGCTGACAGTGCAGTCTGCAGGTCCGATACATCCTGCTTATAGCTGGCATTTGCCTTTGTTTCGGGGAGAAGCTTTTCAGCTGCCGCCTGCGCACGGATTGCGTTGCCGGTATCCCATTTGGCGGCGGCATACTGCCCGGCAAGTTTGATATCGTTCTGCGTTGCGGCGCTACCCAGTGACTGTTGAGCCGTGAGAATTGCCTGCTCACGGCTTAGCTCTCTTGTGGATTCGGCAGAAAGCGCAGCCTGCTCTTTTAAAGCGGCCAGCTTCTCAGCTATTGACTCTGCTTGTGATGCCGACTTCTTACCCTCGGCATTGCTGACCTTCTGTGCCTGAGTATTACGGTAAATTTCTGCATATTGGTCCTGTAGCGATTTAACCAGTGGGTCGGTGCTTTTAATTCCAGCATCTTCAGCGTCGTATTGAGCTTGCAGCCTTGCGCGGGCCTCACCTTCGAGCTTGGTAAGCTTGATGCGACGCTGTGATTTCTTAATCAGGTCATCTTGCTTCGGATTAGCAGTGCCAGCGCCTTTTACTGCTATAGGTTTACTGGAGTCCTCCATGTCCTTAGCTGCTTTGGCACGGATATGAGCAATTTCTCCTTCAACCTGTTTCAGCTTGCTGGCCGCCTCCCCCCTTCTCTGCTGGAATATTGTGTCAGACTCATACCAGCGTTGCCCGTCCTTAAGCTCTTCGTTGTACTCTTTTTGGAGGGAGATTAGCTTAGGCATGCGGGAAGAGTCTCCCACATTCTTGTTGTAAAAGTTGAGGTTGTTGGCAACAGACTGCATCAGACCTGCCAGCTCTTGGGTTAAGCCAATAGACTGATTGAGGTCGTTAATCATATTTTTGAAGGCGACATCAAGACTATTTTTGGCGCGATCCACCGTCACTGGCATTTTTTCGAATTCAGTATTTACATTGCCAGCCTGCTTCTGGATCGCGTTTAGTGCATCCTCCGCTGTCAGCTTTCCTTCCAGCATACGCTGACGCAGCTGCCCAAGTGACAAACCGAGGCCAGCCGCCATTTGTCGCGCCAGTTCCGGCATATTCTCCAGTACAGAGTTGAACTCTTCCGCTCGTACAACGCCACCGGCTATCGACTGCCCGAACTGACGCAGTGCATTCGACATCTCTTCCGCAGATGATCCACCAACCACTCCAATTTTCTGAAGCGTGTCGGTCAGCATAAGAACCTGACCGTTAGTTGCTCCCGCTTCTTTCAGGCTGGCGGTAAGGGTTTCCCAAAGTTTCTCTGTACTGGCTAGACTATTGCCTGTATTAGCCGCAATCGCGGATAGTGATGCCATGGTGTTTTTAGCCTCTTCCATGCTGCCACTGAGTAGCGTTACTCGCGCCTGGAGCATTGTCATGTCATCAGCTATTTCAATTAGCTTAAGGGCAGCCTGTACGGTTATGTATCCCTTAACCAAACTAGCCAGACGCGAGAAGCCTCCCCCTAGTTGCTCTGCTCCTCGACCAGCAGAAGATAGGTTGTCACCAGCATTTTTTGCTCCGGATGAAACCGAACCAAGTGTGCTTGATGCCTTTCTTCCCGAGGAATCTACTTTGTCAAAACCACCACTTGCTGCCTGTGCATTTTTGTTTAACTGCTCAAGCACTACAGAGGCTTTACGGCTACCAGTCATAAGCTTGGCTGTTTCTATCTCGATTTCATACTGCAGCTTGCCACCATCAACTGTCGCCATTGTTTCTCTCCGGGCGTAAAAAAAACCGCCGAAGCGGTTAAGTGTCATTTGACCTTTGAAAGTCTTCTGGCCTTCTTCGCAAGGTAGTCATCTGCAACCGCTTCGTACTCATCGCGGGTGAAGCCTTTCTGCTCGGGATATTTGGCGGCCAGCATCATTTGAAATTCTGTCATCGAGAGCTGCTCCGCTTCATCCCGGCTTATGCCGAAGTGGTTACGTGCGGCGCTTATGTACTCGAAGGCGTTGAACTCAGTAGTAGCTTTGTTGCTCTCATGCCGTTGAAGCTGTCGCACTTTCGCTTTGCCGATTATGCCGTGGGTTATGAGTGACTGGGCGATCAGCACCATGTCACTCACAGGCATTGCTCCGGGTCGGTAAACGAATGCGCGGCGTCCTGTTTTTCCCGGCACCATCTCACCAGTGAGCGGAGTGGTATCCCTGTCACAACAGGCTGTCAGCACAATCATTGCAGCAGATATCGCTGCTTTGGAGCATGCTGCAGACAGCAGCCACTTAAGCGCAAAGCCTGGCACAATATCGCTGCCGCTGTATGCAGCGTAGAACCGTCGTTGATGCTCAGGGATGGCCCGATAGTTCTCAGCCAAAGCCTTCAGCCGAGGCGTGGCTTCATCGTTATGCAGGTCATAGAATGCCTGCACGATCTCCTGTGGCTCACCAATGCGGCTCATTGCGGCGAACGATGGACGGAAGAAATATTCATCCTCTCCCAGTGTAATCAGGCACTCCCCAATCTCTTTGTAAGGTGTCATAGGTTAATCCAGAAACAGACATTTTCGGGGCCACCAGGTGGAAGCCCCTGAAATGGCGGTTATGCGGTGATGGTAGCCGCTGTAGAGCCAGTAAACGCACCGTCAGTTGAGGTGAAGGTAATTGTCGCGTTTCCGGTTGCGACACCAGTAACCAGCCCGGTAGAGCTGACCGTTGCTTTTGTCGCGTCCGAGGTTGTCCAGGTGCCGGATTTATCTGTTGCATCAGCAGGTAGTACGGTTGCGGTCAGCTGGCGAGTTGCACCGACGGCCAGAGAGGTAGTGGCCGGGGTTACTGTTACACCTGTTGCGTGTACAGTGTCATCCGTATCTACCACCTGGATAGTATCGGCTGCCGCTACCTTGAACTCTGTGGAGAAGGTGATGATATCGTTAGTGCCACCGTCAGAGCTCAATGCGTTGATAAGCATGTATCCCTGGAACGTGACAGGGCCGAACTCCATGCGAACCCACAAAGTAGGCTGGCGCGCTGCCTGAATTTCAGTGTTGAAATATTTAATCAGTCGACCAACGCCATACTGGTCGAGCTTATCGTTACGGCGTACCTCGCCCTCAAATGAGATAGTGAAGTCAGCATTTGTTACGATGCTTTCTTGGTAGCCTTTGGTGTCATCAGCATCCGACGTCACACTGTTCGGGGAGAAGTCGAAGCCTTTACTTGTGCCTGCAGCCAGAGCTTTCCACTCGGACTCCTGCGGCACTGTATCTGCACAACCATCGGCTACTTCGAGCACAATGGCGCGGCCAAACAACTTTGTGTTGTCCGTTGGGCAATTTGCTGCCATGGGTAATTCCTCTTTGATTAACTTTCGCCGTAAGAACAGGCAAATTGCAGGCGCCAGACCATTCGCCCCTCAGTCGTGGGGATTGGTGAAGGTATGCCGCCCATGTTGGTGATTTGACCTGCGCAAAGGTCGCTGATTGGGTTCTGCTGCACGTAATCGATGATGGCCTGCACATCGGTTTCTGACTTTGCGTAATCGCCGGATGATTTCCCGGTAATTAGGTCTACGAGCACGTAATGGTCGGAGCCTATATCGCGGTCTACTGCAGTTCCGCCATTTGGCCGGAATACCATAAATCGCTGCTTCAGGTCTCCTGTGTCATTCCACATTAGTGACTGAACCGTGTAACCCGTCGTGAGGCCAGCGCCGACGAGTAGGTTTTTAACACGTTGGTGCATCGGAGGATTCATAAAAACCCCATTAAAAAAGGCCGCCTAAGCGACCTCATTCTTTACCTTCCATGATTTTCATGGAATCCATATTTCCTGCTCGCCTGAAGCCTTGCTTGCTCTGCTTCTTCAATTGAGTCGAATCGCCCCAGTTTAATCTGCTTTCCGTTTACCTGTATTCTGGCTTGTATTCTACCTCCATCATTCGGAATGCAAACGCCGATGACTCCCGTTGAATTATGGGAGGGCATCTTAACGTTTTTACCATTTTCCGAATGACTTACAGAGCGAAGGTTTTCAATCCTGCTGTCAGAAGTTATGCCATTGATATGGTCAACTTCTTGTGGCCACGAACCGAACATATATAGCCATGCTAACCGGTGAGCGTAATAGCACTGCTTATGGATGCGAATCAGCACGTAGCCAACCGACATTACAGCCCCTGCTTGCTTACCAGAATACTTCGTATTCCATATTTTTTGAGCGCGTAGGTCTTTAAAATGCTCAATCGGCCTGCAGTTCCACGTAAACAATCCTGATTTTGGATCATATGACAGGCATTCATGCAGATAATCAGCATTCATTTCTGATTTGGGTACTTTCATATAAACCTCGTAGCTGGCTTATCGTAGATAGTGGGTGCGCCAGAGCGGTCTACGTTCCGCCTCTTCGGGAGCTACCCTAGACGCATCATAATTATACCGAAATCACAACGACATTTCTTTCTTAATCACCCTGTCAATTAAGTCTTTTGAGTCCTCAAATCCCTTGGTTAAGAATTCCTTTTGAGCGGTTGCTCTCCTGAAGTTTTGCGGGATATTCGGGTCATGTACGTATGCGGCATAAGACGCGCTATAACCTACGCGCCCTGTAAGCTTAGAACCATTCAATGACATCTCACGATATTGCGAATTTATCAGCGTGGAAGTATCAATAGGGGTGAATATCTGCGCCATGATTACTTGTCCTTTTTGGTTGCTGCTGTCAGAGCCGCTTCTGCTGTATCAGCGCGTTTGTTCGCTTCATCCAGTTCAGTGGCGTGAGCGGTTTTCAGCTGCTCCAGCACGGTGACATGCTCTTCGTCTTTAGCCGTCAATGCATCCTGAGCGGTTTTCAGCTGCTCCAGCGCATCATTCAGCTTCGACTGCAACACAGAGATGTCTGTGCTTACCGGCGCGGAAGGAGTTGCCACTTCGAAGGTCAGCTTCTCACCTTTCTTCTCGCTGGTTTTTTCAGCCTTACCCTGTGCGAGCCACTTTTCGGCAACAGAGTCCTCTACGTCATATACCTGGCTAGCCGCCCGATACGGTGAGCGGTGCCGGATTGAAACGCGCACCGAGGAATCACTGGGAGCACGGCGCAGGGAACGCGCCACCCGTGAGTACGCACGACAGGCAGCCTTCTATC